CTCGCCGTGGATCTTCTGGATAGAAGACCACCCGCCGACGCACATAACTCTGTTGCGTAAGCGTTACCGTGCTAGTAATTACCTCTCTACGACAAGGCCCTCCATACTTAGCATTAATATGCCAAAGTATGTAAGGCCGAAAGTCGTACACGTAAGCATTATCCGCTTTTGGCAGATATGCTTTATATGTCGGACATTGGTAAGATATTGCATCTCTACCAGTGCACGAGAGAGCACCTATCTCATAAGCCGTAGATGTATCAACAAATACACCTGACGTAGGATTACCATTAAAAGGAACAAAGGGGAGTGCGGCCGTATTCACGATTTCGTGAGCATACTGCCATACATCCCCATCCGGTAATCCTATAGCGGCTAAGTCATTTATAATCAGACAGAGATCCGGTTTGTTAATTCCGGCTGTCCGAATATAAAGTGGCGTAATATCAATACCATGGATCCAGTGGTAACCACAGGATTCACGATAATTACCCTCATAATGGGTCTTATCAGGGTTGATAGTGAAGCCAAGATAGGTTGCAAGCTGCTGATAATCCTGAAAGAGAGAGCTTTCTACAATGACATCGTCACCGTAGACAGAATACTCTTTAGAATGAACAGCGAATGCTATACTAGCGAAAATCAAGGTCTCGATACAGAACGTTGAACCGTTTCCCATAGATGAGAATTTCTCATATATACGGGAACGACCAACCTTGCCCATTTTGTAAGTAGGGCAGCGAAAATCCGAAAGTATGACTGCCCATTCCCAAGGGAAAAGGAGCCATACAAGATTTTCGGAAACTGTATCACTCGCGTTCTTAAAATCAACTGTGCACAAGTGCCCAGTGATAGAACCTTCGCGAGCAAGATCCTGATTTAAGGATTGGTCAGACAGATCGATGCCGTGACGCCTAAGGCGCTCTTTGGCAAACTGATCGAAGGCTAGTTGAAAGGATAAATTCCCTTCAGGTTCGCATGCGATCATTCGATCGATCTTCCAATTCTTCGGTACTGCGGTCACACGGTTATTGTCGCAAATAGAGACATGGTTATCTTTGAAACCGAAGTTTCGAAGCAACTGCCGTCCATATTTTGCGCAACCTGTAGAGAAAGGAACCCTGCGTCTTACCTTAAGATAAGGCAGACTTTCTCGCCGTGTTTTGGTGGAAGAGGCACCTGCTGTCACCCTTATTCGCCCCTCTAAGGAATTTAGGAAGGGCTCAATCGGTCCTAGCACGTCTGAAATATAAGATCGTGCTCGCTCTACTTCAGAGACGAATTCTTTTCGATCGTCATGGGAGTAAAGTCTCCTGTTAGTATCCCGACATTGTCTTTCGGACTGTACGAAATTTCGTAAGGTCCTAAAGCGTTTGCCAGGAAGCTCAGGTAATGAAGTATTCTTTTTCAAAAGAGCTTCAACCTGAAGGTAGAACCGAAGGAGGGACGGATCCTGTGTCGCCCCTATAAGTGTGGCAGTAAAGGCCAATATCCGGACAAAATCTCTAGCTCTCTGGAAACCAGAAAGTTTAGAGAAAACGTCATCGGGTATTATGGCCCGGTTTTCGGCTATGTACCGTCGAAGAATTTCGAAGATGCATACTGTCGTTCTCATCGCGAGATACTCCAGTTAAGCTAATGATATTACTCACCGTCGTGAGGCCAAAGCAGATAAACTGTTAAGGCTGCGACCCAAAGGAGGATAAGTATTGTCGATAACATCGACGTAATTACTTAAGCCAGTTTTGGGAAGTAACGGTGGCTGCAAATTCATCGCCCGCGACTACGTCGCGGAAGATGGCAAGCATCGAAGTAATATCGCTGTCCGTTCCCGAAATCGGGTAACGTACAGTAGCTTTAAAGCCGACCCGCTGAGGGAGAATCAAATCTGCCGCGTCTTTCGTAGCCGAGATTACCTCGACTGAGACTTCAGCGACGATTTGATTTCCAACGGGAACTTTCCTCTTCTGAACCAACAACTTCGGAAACGAAGCCGTGTGACCCGTAAGAGTATAAGTGCGCGAATCCCCACTATCGGAGAATTCAACGAGTGCTGTAGACATAGCAGCCATAACATTTCCTTTATAGGGTATAGATCCCAAATAGCTGAGACAAGATCTCATCTCCTTCTACGGTTACCGGAATTATTCCGGTGATTGATTAGAAGGGCAACAAGATCTGCAAGTTTCAGCAAATTGAGTCTTACTCGATTGAACGGGAGATATGGGACTGGCATCGGAGTTCGACGTGTCCATTCAACATAACTATCCGACTGTGTTGTTGAAACACTTGCGGAGTAACCGGTGTTGACACTCTTCAGTGAAGACACTGAGTTATAGTGACATTGCACGCGATAACCGCCGCTAGCCTGATAATTTTCCTGTGCTGAAAGGAAATGGATTGCAGAAAGAGCATCACCTACACCAATAAACCAGTCCAGAACGAACGAATAGGGAACAAGTTCCCAGGCCGTTTGCAAAGGACTAAATCTGAATTGTTGCGGCTGAATATCAGCCACAACGCTTCCTCTACAGCTTACGTTCCAATACAAAGTATTAGTACGTAAGATCTGATAGTAAGCTCCAGATATGGTGTATGTGGAACCAGTTACAGTATTGTAACTAGTACCAGCTCTTTCGCTCCAACGTTTTCGCTTATCATCGAAGTTACGGAGAGCATCGTTGAGATCTTCAAGATCGTAATACAACGTACGCCATCCATAACGAGCTTCAAGCCAAAGCTTTGAAGCTTTACCGAGAGAAAGTCCTCTAGCAAGGTTCAACCAACGATTGGCTACACCTTGGAACATAGAGGCTGTCTTTCGGAGCTCGGCTGCAAAAGTCAAAGTATCATGCCCTTTGTCATGTATTATGCCGGCAGCTGCCTGCACAAACAGACGAAGATCAGGTATGATAACTGTTGGCTCGGGTGGAGGAACACTCCAATACCCGCCTGTATGAGCTAAGCCTGTTGATTCAACAACTTTACAGCCAGTGTTGTTGATCGAGGCGTAGATCGTAGAGGTACCGCGTGAACTCCTCAACTCCACTTGTTCAAAGGGAGTATGAGGCAAAAGTTCACCGTTTCGCAGACGACGATGATAGTCCTCCAAATCATAACCCTTGGTTGACATGTACTCCAAGGAAGTCAACGTCTGTGAAGACGAAGGACTGCCTGGCATAATGCGACCACAGGGAAGAGTTGGATAGAAATACGAGGTCGAAGAGGTGGTATAACCACTAATAGGACCAGTAATGCGAGAACGCTGGATCATGTCATACTCGTGATGACCGACTCACCCGCGGAAGCCGGTGATAGGGCCCGA